GGTAAATCATTTACGGATGGTGGAGGTATTGATGGACAATTTGTTTGGACATCACCAAAATATAAAGGGAACGCTGGATATAAAGCAACACCTGGTGGGGGTGTTGGATCACTTGATACTGAATTCAATCAAATTAGTTCACAATATACTAGTAATGAATCAACAAGTATAACATTCAAACCTTCATCAATATTAGATGCTACACAAAGATTAATTGAATCTGCGGATAATGTTGCTGGTATAACAAAATTAAAACATGTTGGAAACGCTATAAATCAAGTGAGTAAGGTTTTCAATGATGGGTATAAAGAAATGACTAAAGGTTCAAGGGTTTTATCATATCAAGATAATACAAATGGGGGAGAAGCGGGTATTGAATATTGTAGGGTATTTACAAAAGATACTCCATATTACACTTATAATGATTTACAAAAAACTGATGGAATAACAACATCAGGAAGAAGATTTGTGAATTCAGTTTTTGATAATACATACAACCTAAACATAGCACCACTAAGAAATCCTGGTTCTACAAATATACTACCTAATGAAAAAGGACAATTAGTTGCTAAGAAATATATGTTCTCTTTGGAAAATTTGGCTTGGAGAACTTCAAGTAGGCCTGGACTTACTTATGATGATTTACCTGTATGTGAGAGAGGACCTAATGGAGGTAGAGTAATGTGGTTTCCACCTTATGATTTAACATTTAGTGATACTAGTACACCAAACTTTCAACAAACCAATTTCTTAGGTAGACCTGAACCAATATATACATATAATAATACAACTAGATCAGGTTCTATTAGTTGGAAAATAATTGTGGATCATCCATCAGTTATGAATACAATAATTGAGAAACAATTAAAAGGACAACAAAAAGAAAGGATTGATTCTATAATTGATTCATTCTTTGCTGGATGTGTTAAATATGATGTATACGAACTTGCTAAAAAGTTTAATATGTTAAAACCATCCGATATCTATGAATATCAAGAAATTTTGAATAACCCTAGATTAACTAGAGAGGAATTAGCGGGTGTTAATTTTGAAATACAAAAAACTGTAACAATACCAGCACCTATAGGTGGAAGTACAAATGGTCAAGGTGGGGATTCAAATATATCAAATGTTGATAAAAAAACATATCAAGACGATCCTGAACAGAAAAATTTTGAAGATAGATATAAAGAATTGGCGTTTTATTTCCATGATGATATACCAGGTCCTCAAACAGGAACTGTATCAAATCAACCTTATTCACAAACTTTTGATTCTTATAAATCTTTGATGACAACATATGAAAATACATCAAATTCATTATTTGGGGACACATCACCTTTCTGTAAAAAAACAGGAACAGTTAAAGTAACCGAAAATGGAAGAACTCAAGTTGATACTGGTAAGTCACATCAACAGTATTGTAATGAAGCTAAAAATGTTAAACAATTCTTTGATACCATAGTTGAATCAAACTATAATGTAATCTCAAAAAATGAGAAAAATTTTATTGTTGATGCTTATAATATTATTAAGAAGGGAGGTACTGTAACTATCGAAATGATAGGTTCTGCGTCTGCGTTGGGTAATCAAGATTATAATAAAAATCTTTCTTTAAGAAGGATTGATTCAGTTAAGAAATTTTTTAAAGAAACAACAATAGGTGACGCTAATTTGGGTAATGAAATTGATAAAAAATTTTTTATAAAATCAGCTCAAGGAGATGGTGAGGATATATCAATACCAAAAGCGGGTACTGGTGATACCTTTGGATTTGAGGTAAACTGTAGAAATGATATTAAAGGTGGAAATAATAACATAACCGACAATTCCAAAGCTCAGATATATTCAGTTTATGCAATGGCTTGTAGGAGAGTTAAAATTAAAGAAATTAAAGTTACATTACCACAAGTTGAAGTTGAAAATGAAGTTAAAACCAATCAAACTGATATTGCCCCAAAAGAACAAAAGGTAGTTGTAAAATCAACAGTAATACCACCTAGATTACAACCAACTATTAGTGTTACTAAAAAATTGAAAGATGGTATTAGTAAAAAAATATTAAGAAATCTATTTTCCGAATGTGATTACTTTGATGTAATACAGAAAGAAAATCCGATGATATATCAAACAATTAAGGAAAAGATTAAATACTTCAACCCAGCGTTCCACTCAATGACACCTGAAGGATTGAATGCTCGTTTAACGTTCTTAAATCAATGTGTTAGACCTGGTGAAACAATTCCTGTAATAGGTGCTGATGGTAGACCGAAATATAATGATGCAGTTAATACATCATTTGGTGCTCCTCCCATTCTTATTTTAAGGGTAGGTGACTTTTATAATACAAAGATTGTTCCTACAAGTTTGGGTTTTACATATGAAAGTAATTTATTGGATATTAATCCTGAAGGTATTGGTATTCAGCCAATGATTGTAAAAGTATCTATGGGATTCAATATGATTGGAGGACATGGTTTATCCAAACCTGTTGAACAATTGCAGAACGCATTATCATTTAATTATTATGCAAATACTGAAATATATGATGAAAGGGCGACGCCTACTGATGATTCGTATAAGAAGATAGATAAAGAATTAGAACAAGTTATATTAGCTGGTGAAAAACCTGCAACTCTTAATAATGTTACTAATAATCCTACAAATGATGGTGGTGATACTATTGGTGAAATTCAGACAAATATACCAATTCCTAGTGGACAAACAGGTGTTACCTCATACCAAAAAGTTATGGATAAATTCTTTGATGAAACCGTAACATACTTCAACACTGTGGTTAACCAAATGGAAAAAATCACATTGACGTATAATATGGGTATCATGCAATTAGTGAATGATAAAAGGAAAAATACTAATGGAACCATTTATTTAAGTGGAGCTAGTGTAACACCAAATCCTGAAGTAAAAATAATATGGGGACAACCTGATGGTGATAATACAAGATTAACTAAACTATTTACTGATGTAATAAAAGATATTGAAACAAATCAAAATCCATTACTCAATGGCGGATTATTAAAAAATAATTTACAAAATGGATATTTTGGTGCTGAACCCGAAATCAAAGAATTTAAGCTTAATTTAATTAACTATATTAAAAAATTAAGTTCAGACTTTTCTAATGGTATTGTTACAACTTATACTGATTTAGTAAATTTTGAAGCTAACTATGTTCAGTATTTTAGAAAGATTAATTTAATTGAAACAAAAACCGATGGTAAAATTTTAGAAAGTAATGTTCCAAGAGTTTATAATATATCAGGAACCAGTGAAGTTAGTAACTCAAGTAAACCACCAGAAGGACAAGAACCAACAAACAGAGGTGTACCACAAAATACATTTGAGGAATTAGATTTTGATTATACAGATGTGATTCAATCACTCAAAGAGTATAACAAACTTTTGGATTCAAGTGGTATAACTACAAGTAATGAATATCAAGATGGTGAGTTTAGACTGGCTGATACTGAAGCTAATTTTGATCTTGAGAATAAACTTTTCTTCATGGTTATTTCTAGAATTTTGGATAATAAAAATAAAAGACAAGAATTTGTTTCCGCTTTAACTAAAGGACCTTCAGTAAGTAAAAACAACTTTAAAAATAAATTAGAAAAGGTTGTTGAAAAGTTACAAAACAAATATTCAAAAGAATTAAGAAAAGAAGAAAAGTTATTTGAGAACTTTAGAAAAAATAAAGAGTTCAAAACATTTGTTAATGAACCATTACAAAAATTATTTCCTAAAGGTAAAACAAGAAAATTTGAATACTCAACAGTACCGGGAACTAATGATGTTGCACAGAAGGCTCAAATATTAGCACTATACACAAAAAAAACAAATATATTAGAATTCTAATTATGGCTAGACAAATTTATAATCGTTACAATGAATTTCTTGTTGATGGTCAACAAACGGTTGTTCCATATATTAACTTGCCCGCCAAGTCAACTGATAAAAGATATATTTACAAAGTCGGAATGACAAGGATGGATAAAGTATCACAACAATATTACGGTAGCCCAACATTTGGATGGTTAATTTTGATGGGTAATCCGATTTATGGTGGACTCGAATGGAATATACCCGATGGGGCAATATTAACCATTCCGTATCCATTAGTTTCATCCTTGCAAGATTATAAAAACGAGTTAGAAAATTATTTCTTTTATTATGGTAAGTAGACCTGAAAATATATTAGTTGAATTTGATTACAATAACATTACAGTTATAGATCCAAATAAAGTTGTTGATGAATTTGGGGTATCAAAAGAAAGATTAATCCGACATGAGGATTTGGTTATGTATGCAAACTTGGAATGTAGTTTATTACCAAGAACTAAGTTAGCTATCGGAGTTGCAAATAATGATGCAATTCAGACAATATCAATAGCTAGTATTAACTTTTTGAAACCTGGTGGAAAACAGTATTTGGATAATTCTTATACTGATGAAATAACAGGTAAAGATACAATCAATGGTGAAGGTGTTAATCAACCTAAAGTTAATTCAATTAAAAATCCTAATAAATCAAATGATTATTATACTAGACAAACTATTTTGTCAGGAGGAAAACCAGGACCTACGGACAATGGATTATTGGGTATTAAAAGTATTACAATTAGACAGAATACTTCATTCACACCTCAAGTTAAAATAACATTGGAAGATGTTAAAGGTAGAGCTTTGTTTGAATCGGGAGATCAGTCCCCATATGCTGCCTTCTTCAACTTACCTTATCCAACATTTTATTTAACAATAAAAGGATATTTGGGAAAGGCTGTTAGGTTAGCGTTAATGTTAACTAAATTTGGAGCATCTTATGATACAGGTAGTGGTAATTTTAAAATAGATTTGGATTTTGTAACATACAAATATACAATATTGGCTGAGGTTTCAATGGGACATCTGTTAGCCACTCCACATATGTATAAATCTAAATTAAGTATTCAAAGTACTAAAGGTGGTGGAAGTAATTTTACTGATGTGAGTGATGGTGTAGTTGAAAAAGGATATCAAAAAATACAAGAGTTATATAGTGAGTATAAGTCGAAAGGTTTAATTCCTGATGATTTTCCTGAGTTAACAATTTTACAACTAAGAGATAGACTTGATTTTTTTATTAAAAACAAGTTGGAAACTTTCGCTAAACAAAATATGACCCCATTAACAAATTTGGAGACATATAGAACACAGTTATCGGATTATCAAGGTGAGGTATTTCTTTTTGAAGCGGGAAAAAGATCTTGGTTTAATACCTATATGGATAAAACTAATTTCTATGTGTTAGATGATAAAGTTACCAAAGTATATATTTTCAAAAAAGAATTTAGTTCATCGGTAGAAAGAGAAAAGGCGTTAACTAAACTTAACGGTATTATTAATGAATATAATAAAAAACTTAATGATAATAAAACTTGTGGAACTGTTGCTAATTCTGGGTATGAAATTGGTGGAAAATTTACACCAGCGTCTATACCAAATAGAGTTACCGTTAATGTATTTAATGTTGACATTAAAGTTGAAGATGTTGACATAACCGAAACTTATATTAAAAGATCTGGAAAAGAACCAACAGAAACACAAAGATTAGGATTGGAGGCAGAACTTAAAAGTTCATTTAGAAGTGCGACTCAAATGAAATTACAAAATGGTGAATTACTAACTGATACCACTTTTTATATATTTGAGGGTGAAAATAGATTTATGGATTTAACTAAACAGATGGAAACTGAAAGGTTAAAAATTAAAGAAACTGTTGAAACTGAAATCACGAATTTATTATCAGAATTGTTAAAAAACAACAATGATGGAGTTGGATTTGTACCAAATCTTAGAAATGTACTTGCAGTTATATTTGCAAGTGGGGAAGCATTTATTCGATTAATGGATGATGTTCACACAAAAGCGTGGGAACAAAGAGATAATGATATTAGAAAAAATGTTATCTTTAATAAAGAAGTTGCTGGAGCATCTCAAGATAACTTAAATTCGGGAAATAATTTTAATACACCAGTATATCCGTGGCCTCAAGTAATATTAGCGACGAATGGAGATAAGGGACAAGAGAAATATGAGATTAGATATCCCGGTGATAATTCATTAGTCAAGATTACAAAGGCGGACAACTATGTGGCATGGCCGGAAGTTGAATTTGTTGAAGAATTTATAAAAGGTTTTGTTCAAAGAACTAACCCCAAAAAAGAACTAGGACCAACCCAGAACGAATTATATGATATCAAGAGGGTTACATTCAACGCCATTGAATTCCCTGTCACAAATCAGTTATTTAGTAATAAAGAAGAAGTAAAATATTTTTATGAATTATATGAGAGATTAATATTCATTTCAAATTATTCAAAACTATCAAGAGCGTATTTGTCAAATTCTGTGGTTGGACAAATCACTGAGGTAATTGCTGAAACAGAAAAAATAAATATAGTTAATAGTTTATCTAATGATAATCCTTTTATAATACAAAAACTCAAAAACTATGGAATTAACTCAAGTAATATAACAACAATCTTGAAACAATTCTCTAATGGTGGAACAGGTATTAGCTGGCAAAATTATATTAGGGGTATATTCAATACCAAATATATTAAAAATATTATTGAAAACAGTCAATTTGAATTTATAAGTCCTTCCATATTCAATAATAGATTGTCGCAACCTCAAGTTTCAATATCTGGTGAGGATAAACTTATAAATTACATTACAGGATCAACTGATTCAAATAGTATTGATTATACTGATACATTCCCTTTTACTAATTTGGATTGGGTTAAATCAAACTTATCCGATGGAAGTTCAATTTCCGATATCAAATCAAGTTTTGATACTAGAAAGGTATTAAATTACAGTCAGAGTAGAAAAACAATTACAAACTTTTCTGATACCGCTGAAAAAAATAAAATCAAACCTTTTACTAATTTTTTAACACAAACACCTCAAGAACCACAACCTGTGGGACAGAATCAGGCGATTAATTTAAAAACTTTTTATGAGGGTAGAATAAATGAATATAAGAATCAATTAGTTACTGAGGGAAATATAAGATATAGAAATTATAGTGGATTTGTAAATGCGGAACAGACAACCTCAATGTTGAATACTCCATATTTTATAAATGCAATTCAGGATGGATTAAAAAAATTCAGAGAATATGATAAACATCCATTTGTATCTGCAGCTTATTTATTTTTAAATAGTCTCCCCCTATCAACATTAAGGGAAAAGTATAAATCATTAACTAATAATCAACCTGAAGATTTAGATTATATCTTTGCGTCACTTAAAAAGTTTGGCGCGGTACACAAAATGCCGTATGCTTGGATATTAAAAATGGGTTCGATATGGCATAGATATAAAAAATATGTTGAGAGTGGTGTTGATATTTTGGATAATTCTTGGAAAAACTTTGACAGTTTAACTAATTACGATCCAGGTACATCAGCCTTAACCAAAACATATTATTTAACTTATGAAGGTGCTAATATAGATATTATTTTGGAGGATATTAATGTTTTGGGTTCACAAACATCGGTTATAATTAACACCGGGTTTTACCCAAAATTAATTAATGATTTTAATATATTTTTACAAGGGTTTGAAATTATTAAAACTAATACCCAAGTTAATGGGGCGTGTTCGATTAACGGTACAACATTAACTGTTAATCAAATTAATGGGGGGTTATTACAAGTTGGTAATATACTTGCCGGATTAAATTTAGAACCTAATACAACTATTGTTTCATTTTTAAATGGAGCGACTGGTGGAACGGGTGATTATCAAATTAATATTTCACAAACGGCAACAACCGCTTTATTTAGTGTTACTAATGTTCCTTTCGGAGGATTTACAAGTGCAAGTATCAATGATGCTTTTGCGTCTGGTTTAACTTTAAATTATGTTGGGGATTCAATTATTGATTGGAGTAATACATTAGAGACAAAAAATATTAGGGTAATACCTTGGTCGATTACGGTTAATAGTGGGGATAATAAATTTGCTTATTTATTACCATCACATGGTTCGTTATTAAATCAAGCTAAGTATGAAACATTCAAAAACAATGATTTAAAAATTGAACTAACAGGTAATACATCATTACATAATGGTTCTGTTAGATTATTTTGGACGGCGCCAAATTATGGTTATTATGATAATACTAAAGTTAGTAAACCATCTCCGACTGATTATATTAAAAAAATATTTTCAGATAGAGTTAATCAGGAAAATTTCTCAATAAATGGTATATCGGCATATACCAAAATGGATGAAGTTTTATCTGTTTTTGAAAGATCGGTATTGGATGGTTTTGAGAAAGAGTTCTTAAAATTTTCGAGAACTGTATATGATATTGATGATACTATTGGTTCTTCGGTGGATCCATTACAAATAATGGAATTATCGTCTTCTGCAGATTTACAGAATCAAATAAATCAGAGTAGTGGAACGGTAAGTGAAAAAAATATTCGTAATTTCCAAGCATTTATGAGGGAAATGATGAAGCTACCTAAATTAACTGGAAATACGGGAACTGAAATTGTTACAAAATATCAATCAAAACAGTTTGAAATATTCAACAGTTATATCAATCAATTTTTACAGTTTGATGTTTATTTTAAATTTGGTAACCCATCAAATTATGATAGAAAACTATTCTATTCATTTTCAAATGTACCTGTTGTAGATGCTTACGAATGGGATAAATATACTATAGTAACTCCTGACGCACTACCTACTAATGGTGGTGGAGTATCACTATTAACATCCAAAACAAATTATCCTGACGCATGGAGAACTTTGGAAACCTATGTTGGATTCTCAAATATACCTGAATTAAAATACGATAACAACGGTTCATATATTACAGATTTCTTTATTGATTTGAATGTTGCCTTCACCGAGTTTAATATTAAGCAATTTGCTAAAATTATTAAGATGTATGCAACTCAAAAGTTGAACAAATTTCAGTCGAACCCAATAAGTCCACCAACACCTATCCCAAGTACACCACCAAATATTGTTGCGATTGCGTTACTTAAAAATCTATATACTATATCAGTAGAACAAAGAGGACCTAAATATAGATCAATTTATAAAAGTCCTGAAGGTGTTTTATTGTTTGAAAGTGCTTTTACTTTTTATACTATAGTTGGTACAACACCTACTGATATTAAACAAAAATTAATAGATGAGGTTATTATCGGTGCTTACGGTAGTACAACAACTAATCCGAATGATCCACAGTATATTGTGAGATTAGAAGAAATTGATCCACCAACTTACGATCCGATACCAAGTCCACTTAACAAAAATGGTATTAATGCGTTCTTTAATGGTATGACAACATTTTTAAATGGGGTTGAAGATTTTCAAGGTAAGATTATAAATGTGTTAATACCTAAATTACAGAAAGATTTACCTGATGTTAATAATACTATAGAACCTGCAAAGGCTAATGAATTAAATGGAGAACCACAACCTAAAGTTGAACTATGGGAATCATTTAAAGCTTTAAATGATAAATGGATTGCAGGTAACGATTTTAAAAACAAGACATTATTCGAGGACGTTCTTTTATTAGATAGAGCCAGTAGAAATATTGGTGATAAAGTTTTAATAGATATTTTTAAATTAAAAGAAACCTTAAATACCATAGCACCAAAAGTTAACATGTTGTCATTTGTTCAGACAATAATCGTTGAAAATAATTTTGTTGTTATGAATATCCCATCGTATATTAATTTCTATAATGTACAAGAAGCAACTAAAAATCCTAAACCCAAAGTTGAAGGTAGTGCGGATTTTGCAAACACACTATTCGGTACATTTTTGAATGTAGATTATAGAGATTCCACCGCAAAAATGGTTTGTTTTTATGGTGGTAAACCGAGTGAACAATTGGATATTAAAAATGTTGATTATAGATTTAGAAATGACGCTTTTGATTTGAGAAGAGCCAGTGACAATCCATTAATTGAAGATTTAACAGGAAAAAAAGATTGGGATAAATCAAACAAAGTTGTTGGATTTAATGTTGATATTGGACCTCAAAATCAAGGGGTATTTAAAACATTTAGTGTTGGACAAAACTCAGGTTTGGCGACTGCGGAGTCGTTAGAAATATTAAATCAAATGGCTAATCAAGGTGGTAACCGTGGAGGGACAACTCAAAACATTTCTTTATATAATTTATATAAAAATAGAAGTTATTCATGTTCGGTTAGTATGTTGGGTAATGCTTTGATACAACCAACGATGTACTTTAACCTTAGAAATGTCCCGATGTTTAGTGGACCTTATATGATATTGGAAGTAAATCACCAAATATCTTCAGGAGAATTTTCAACGGACATTAGAGGAATTCGACAACCAACAGCATCATTACCAAAAATTGATAATTATCTACAATCACTTAAGACAAATTTAATTAGTAAAATCAATGAAGTAATTACACAAGAAAAAGATGCGGATACTGCTAAGAATCCAACTAATATTGCGGGACTATCAAGTCAGGCTCAAACTTTATTGGCGACTAATTCTAATACAATTAATAGTAATCAGACATGTACACCAACGATAACTAGGTACGAAAGATTTACAAATGAATCACCAAAAAGAAATGAAATAACTGCATTAGATGCTAGAAATATAATTTCTGAAATTATTTTTGTTAATGTAACAGAACAAAATAAAGAGAAAAAATTAATATTGGCGATTAGTATTTTTGCAAAAATATATATTGGTAGTAGAAGTTCACAATCCTCAAAATTCCAAGCCTATGGTTATAATTTTATGGGGTTAGATTTGAAAGCTGATTGGGGTGAATTATCACCATATACTGACAATAAATTTTTCTGTTCTAATAATAATACTCCTTATCTTATTTTTGGAAGTTTTAATAAGAATATTGATTTCTTAAAAGCAAGATGGGAACCTAGAATGTTGAATAATACCCAAGTTCCAGCAGGACAAGGAACACAAATAGCTATAGATTTTATTACTAAGTTTGTTGTTGAAAATGGATTTAATAATATTAATGAGGGTGTTGCGTTCTACAATAAAATAAAACAAGATGGAACATTATCAGATTACACTAAAGTTGTTAGTGAAGCATTTGTTTTATGGGATTCAATGAGAAATCGATAATTTTTTTTAATAAACCAATATATTTATATTAAAATAAAAACTATGAGCGTAAAATTAATTTTAGATAGTTACTTAGGTAAAAATACACGTCATTCTGAAAAAGATATGGGCGATGGAACTAAACAAGTTTGTGACTTGGACACCGGAGAGTGTTACACTGTTAGAATGAAAGATGGTTTAATTGAAAGAGTTGATAACACTTTGAAAACTAACAGAAAAATTCAAGTTGAAACCACAACAGGTATAAAACAATTATTAAACGGATAACCCAAAAATGAGAGTTGATTTAAAAATTATTGAAGAAATCAAAAGACATAATCAGATTACTAGATATATCAATGAACAGGAATTACCACCTCCTCCACCACCAGGTGATGCAGGGGAATTACCTCCTCCACCTCCAGGTGACGCAGGTGCTCCACCCCCTCCTCCTGCACCTGGTGTAGGTGCTCCACCACCAGCCGCTCCACCACAACCTGTTGATGTTGCTGCGGATCCTGATGTGGAAAAAATTGGGGATGAAAAGGAAAAGGAAAACAAAGAAGAAATTAAAGTAACTGATTTAGTTAAAAGTCAAAAATCTGTTGAAGATAAACAAGAAGAATATTTTGAAACATTATTCAACCACCTCAACGATTTGGAACAAAAACTTGGGACTATGGATGACATAATTAACAAGTTAAATACACTAGAGACTAAGATAGAAAAATATAGAACAAAAAGTCCTGAAGAAAAAATGGAATTAAGAACATTGGATTCAGGACCATTCAATCAGAAATTGAGTCAATTCTTTGAAGATAAAGAAGAAGACTTTGAAAAATCTGGAAAAGAACAATATATTATAACTCCTGACGATGTTGAAGGTTACTCACCAAATGAAATCAAAAGAAGTTTTAGAGACTTCGGAGATACGGAAATGACACCTGAAAACGACATGAGCGGATTCAAGAAAATATATTAGTACTTTATTTGACAAACCCACGGCTGACACTTACTATTGTGTATAATATTTCTTAACTTAAAATTTATTAAAACATGGCGACAAATCCATTAGATGCTATTTTAGCACAGTACGAACAATCACAAAAATCTGGTAGTAATACCAACAAAATGTCTCAAGATGAAAGAATGAAGAAATACTTCGCAGCTCTTCTTAAAGACAATGAAAAACAAGGACAAAAAAGACTTAGAATTCTACCAACTAATGATGGAAGTTCCCCCTTTAAAGAGGTGTGGTTTCACGAAATCCAAGTTGATGGTAAATGGCAAAAATTCTACGATCCAGGTAAGAACTCTAATGAACGTTCACCTTTGAGTGAAGTTTATGAAGAACTTATGGCGACTGGAAGAGAATCCGATAAAGAACTCGCAAAACAATATAAACCAAGAAAATTTTACATCGTTAAGGTTATTGATCGTGATAACGAACAAGACGGTGTAAAATTTTGGAGGTTCAAACACAACTACAAGAACGAGGGTATATTGGACAAAATAATTCCAATCTTCCG